GTCAAAGAATACATCATTCAGAAAACTGAAATGGGTCTATAGTAGTATTGGGCTGGGGGATTGACTTCTCCAGCCCTCTGCTATATAATATATGTGAAAGGACAACTATGGAAGAAACAGACGATGAAGATTTTGATGTTGGTTGCTAATGAAAACTTTTAGACATATACACAATGACCCAGTGTTGGTGAATCTGAAAAGAGAAGAACAAAATGGAAAACGATATTATATATCTCCTTCGGGCAGGCCTCTTCCATCGGTTACCACCTTTCTCTCTCATTTCAAAGGAGACTCCATCCAAAAGTGGAGGAAGAAAGTTGGCGAAGAAGAAGCGAACAAAATATCAGGACGAGCAAGCCGAAGAGGTACAAAATTTCATTCTCTTATGGAATCTTATATCGGTAATCAGAAAGACTTCCTCAACGAAGATGTAATGCCTGATATGCGGCATGCCTTCAATCAGTTTGTTCCTATACTTGACAGACTTGATAATGTTCACTATCTGGAAACTATGCTATACTCTGAAACTCTTGGTCTCGCTGGTCAAGTGGACTGTATTGCCGAGTTTGATGGTGTTCCTTCTATTGTTGATTTCAAAACTTCCTTGAGACCTAAAAGAGAAGATTGGATTCTAAGTTACTTTGAACAATGCACCTGTTATTCTTTGATGTATGAGGAAATGACAGGCATCAAGTGTAAGCAGATTGTGGTATTGATATCTGTTGACCACGAAGAACCGCAGGTGTTTGTGAAAGATCGTAAAGATTACTTACCAGAACTGGCGTATAAGATAAAAAAGTTTAGAGAGGATACAGGACTATGAGAAAAGTATATCTAGCAGTAGCATTGGTGTTTCTTAGTTTGGGTTTGTCTGGTTGCGTTTTGGCGACCGTCGGTAAGTGCGTTGTATGGGACAGTTCTAATAGACCGTGCCAGTGATGGACCCGAAGGAATACACGGACCAGATTTAGACGATTACGAAAACGCTGTGGAGTGATAGGTGAGTAAGATTATTACTCGTAAATGGATTAGATCCGATAGTGTATTTCATACAGCAAATGAAACATACACATTTGATCAACTCGTATTATGTGTAAATCACTGGAAAGAAAGACTTCTCAAAGAAAGAGTTACACCAGGTCAAAAGATAGGAATAGCCATTCCGTCTTATGAGTTATCATATCTTGCTATAACATTTGCCGCATTTGAGTTAGGTCTAAAGATGGTAATACTAACCAGACCTATGAATGAAAAGGATTGCGTCAGTGCCAAATGTCTGGCGCATTTGCCTTTGGATATGTTCATACACGGATTACCAGATGCGCCTGAATACAACTTTGCGGTCGATTTCTTTATCCGTCATTCATGGAAGAGCATTAGACTAGAACCTAACTATGTTGCTTTCTCTGACAATGATGTTGGTGTATATGCCACACCAGATAGCGATTTGCTTTTGTGTACCAGTAGCGGCACTACGGGCAAACCTAAGCTAATAAGTCAAACTCACTCTTTTCTTTATGATCTATGTTCTATGAACTGGGAGCAACTCGGATTCAATCAGGATGATTCGGTGATTCATCTAGAATCCTTCAATCATGGCTCTTCTATCTGTATATTTTTCTTACCCTCAATGATTGTTTGTAAAGAGCATTATTTGTTTGCTAATGTAATCACAGATGCGAGCAAAGGCTTTTACTACAATGTTATGAAGTTTTGTGAGAGAAAAGGCATAACTAAAATACTATCACCAAATGGTTTAGCAACAGACTCTTTGCTCTCTACATTAGAGTCTGGTGAAATAGATGCTTCCGCTGTCACTATGATGATTCTATCATTCATAAATCCGAAATGGCTGAATGCTGTCAAAAGTGGTAGTATCAAAAAGATTGTTAGTGTTTTTGGTTGTAGTGAAACCGGCGGTCCATTGTTTCTTCCATACATCGACAAGAATATAGAAAAGTTTGACCCAAGATCGTTAGGTAAACCGTGTAATGATTTTTATAAGATAACGACTCCAAACAATATGCTAACGGTAAAGATGCCAGATGGTAGAGTGATAGAGACTGGTGATTATGTCACAGAGGATTTTTACTTTGTCCGAAAAAACAAACTGCCACGCATCAATGATATTGATATCAACTCCTTTGACTTGATAGAACTTTTGGAAAGAAAGTATTCCAGAAGTCGATTTGAGATAGTGGTTGACGAGATTAGTAATCTGTTATATATTGTAACAGAAGATGAAAACATGGTGTCCGATTCCGATATCAGGAACGACATTAGCAGCTTTTACATGAAAAGAGTTGAGTTGGCAGATATCATCCACATACCAAATCTAGGAGATATGTCCGTCAGTATCAAGCCCGATCATGGAAAACTTTTAGAATACATCAACAATAGGACTTGACAAATGAAACGGATTGTAGTATTATTATCATTATTGAGTGGAACAGCAATGGCAGCGGATGATATATCATGCGATAAGAAGGCTAGCGATAGCCATATCATCCACTGTAAAGCAAAGAAGATGATGGATGTTTCGTTGGTTTCTATCAATGGCGGCGAGTGTAACGCTCCTACATTTCACTGGCATGGTAGCGGTGAGTTTTCCATTCCAGGAACAAAAGAATGTGGCTACGTTGGAGCAGTCACATTATCAATCGACGGTCACAATAAAACCTTCGCCCCATTATAAATAGAATTGGAATCGTCTTCACCATAGATACACTGCCTAGACTGAAAAGATAGGAACCCGCAACTCTTTATGAGAAAAGTTGGAACAAGACAGAGGGTCCAACAGTGTATCTTTGATGGAGACGCCTTCACCATAGATACACAATGCTGACGAGTCCTACCATGTTAATTATCTTCGACGGAAGTGAGTGGCTGAGGTCAAGGGGGTGCTTGATATTGTGTATCTTTGATGAAGACGATAAATAGAATTGCCGAGGTCGTTGAGAGACGAAATATAGGTTTCTTGGACGTGGGTGCGATTCCCACCGCCTCCACCAAGAGGAATAAGTAATGAACGATAAAGAACTAATAGAATTGATTTCCCATAACGCTAAAACTGCCGATTGGAGAAAGGTTCAAGAATGGTTCTGGTCTCTCGAAAGAGAGAAAAATCCAACATTAGATATTCTTGTTGATGGAGGTGCTATTTGCTTACATCATAAACACTCTAAGGCATCCCCTAAACAATCGCTAGGTCGGGGGACGAACAAGCGATGAGTTTCCTTAGAGTGTTTATGATGGGGGCGAACAGGTTCGACAGGATACAGTAAGGTCGTAAGGAGACCAAAGGCAAGTATAGGTGCTAACGATAACTTTGCACCATTTGGCTTCGCTCTAGCAGCGTAAGTTCATTGGGTTTGGTGGTTTTCCTCGAAACAGAAAAACCACCTTTTATATTATGAACCAGAGGAACAAATGACACCCGAAGATATCCAGAAGTTTAGTTTAGAGATTGAGGAACTGGTCTATATGAAAGACATTCCTTATATCGATGCCGTCGTTATGTATTGTGAACAGACAGGATTCGAGATAGAGACCGCAGCAAAGTTGGTCTCGGGTGTTCTCAAATCCAAAATCAAACTCGAAGCCGAAGAACTTCACTTTCTCAAGAAATCTAATACCTCACAACTTCCTTTATAAAGGGTTACATCATGTCTAGTGAAGATTTTACCCGCAAAGAAGTGCGGCACATTGCCGATGTCAAACAGAAACTAGAAAGACTAATCAATGACGTTGGCCTATTTGAAAGAAGACATCCAAGTTGGGATAAAAGTGATACGGTAACCACTGATAGTAATTATAATAGAGTATTTATGGTCGTTGCCGGCGGTTGTATTAGTTCTTTGCTAAGGGATGAAGTCATCAACGACATTGATACCTTTCTTCTAAAAGATGAATCATTCAATCCTGAAAGTCCCACGCCACATAACATGTTTGAAAATATGATTAGGCATAAGCCGGGTACATGGTCAGTAAAGTATCATCTGGACGAGGATGATGATTATAGCAATGAACATATCTTTGCTACCGCACGAAATCACGATTCAAAGGTTCAGTATATCAAGACCGACTTCACGGATCGCAAGGCACTAATCGACCATTTTGACTTCATTCACTGTATGGCATCCTATCATGACGGTAGACTTTACATTAGTCATCAGACTTATGACGCTATTATGAACAAGCACCTTATTATCAATGGTAATAAGAAAGTAAAGAAGTGGCGCCTTGATAAGTTTAGACAACGTGGTTGGAAGACACAAGAAGACCTTTTGATTGAAGCGCCACTAAAGTCAAAGTCAAAGTCACTAGAGGAAATGCTTCGTAAGGTCCGTGTCGATGCTCCGACGAAACTTGATGATCATACTAAGGTCTGGCCGGACTCGATGAATATGGGCTTCC